TCAGCGTTTCCAGAATTTAGTAAAACAACTCACGTGGTCGAACCTTTTGACATTCCTAAAGGTTGGTACAAATTCCGTTCTGCTGATTGGGGTTATAGTTCTCCTGCTTGTGTGCTTTGGTTTGCTGTGGATTATGATAACAATCTCTGGATCTATAGAGAATTGTATACCAAAAAAGTTACAGCGGATCAGTTCGCTAGACAAGTACTTACTTTAGAACAAGGTGAATATATACACTATGGTGTATTAGATGTTAGTACATGGGCTAAGAGAGGTGATGTTGGTCCTAGTATTGCAGAGACTATGATACAAAATGGTTGTAGATGGAGACCGTCAGATAGATCACCTAAGAGTAGAATAAATGGTAAATTAGAAATTCATAAAAGATTAAGTATTAAGGATAAAAATCCAGGTATTAGAATTTTTAAAAATTGTAAAAACTTAATTAGAACTTTAGGAACATTGCCTACTGATGATAAAAATCCTGAAGATGTAGATACAAATGCAGAAGATCATGCATATGATGCATTGAGATATGGATGTATGAGTAGACCTACACATCCTGGATATGCAAGAAGATTTAATCCTGTACAGAGCTTTAATCAGTTTCATGCTGCAGATAATAAATTTGGATATTAATGCCACTAAATCAAAAAGGTAAAAAAATTAAAAAGGACATGGAAAAAAGATATGGCAAGAAAAAAGGCCAGTCTATTTTTTATGCTATGGAAAATTCTGGAAAATTAAAAGGTGTCAAAAAAAAGAAAAATACCAGAAGTAAATAAAAAAAATTTTCCCTATCCATTAGTTAGGATTTATTGGGAAGACATCATTGGTGAGACTAATTGGTCTGACATAGTTGATATCAAAAAATCTAAAACAG